TCCCTGCCGATGCAGCGACAACTTCGGTCCAAGTGCTTGCACTTGATACATCTACTTTTCCGTATACTCCAGAAGCCATTTGTGATTACTCCGTTTTAAAAAATGTGGTCAGTGTGTGTTATGAATTTATTTATAATATAATTAGACTGCTGACATATAGTATGCAGTAGCAGAAACGGTTTTAACCGCAGCGTCAACAGCTCCAGAAGTAGGAATTGTTGTATGATCAGTACCCAATGTTTGAGTAATAGTTTTACCCATCATTGTGGTTTCTGTTAGGATGTCAGTTCCATTAATGGTGACTCCTTCACCAGATGCAAGTTCAACACCTTTATTGAAATTAAACTTGTCATTAGAAGACAACCATTGGATTGTCTTGTTAGTTGTACCAAGAACAGTCAAACCACCAGAATCGGCAGTTGTGTCTGTAGCACCACCTGTAGAGAATGTTCCACCAGTAGCAGTTCCAGTTCCACCAAATGCTTGGTCAATAGTCACTGTAGTGCCACTTACAGCAGTTACAAGACCACCAGAAGCAAGTGTTACAGAACCACCACCACTGTCAAGCGTAACTGCTACGCCAGGTGCGATATTATCTGTATCAGATACATTTGTGATTGTGTTAGCACCAGCAGCGATATCACCAGTAAAGTTACCAATGGCAACCTTACCCAATTCAATGTTACGATCCTTGGAAGTCAACGTAACAGAATTGATAGATGTTGTTGTACCTTTAACTGTTAAGTTACCACCGATGGTTAAATTACCACCAATAGCTGAAAGGTTATCAACGTATGTCTTCGTTGCTTTCTGTGTAGCAACCTTCTGGTCACTGTTCTGTGACAATGTACCATCAGTAGAGAATTCGTTAATAGCAGCACCCAACTGAGCACCGATAGAACCAAGTCTCAAACTTGATAGACCAGACAAGTCAAACGCAGAAGCGTCTAGTGTTGCCTTACCAGTTGATTGTTCAACCTTGAAGTACTTACCAACAGAGAAGTTACCATCTTGGTCAGTAGATACGTAGTAAACACGACCTGGACGACTCTCATCTGTTTCGTATGAAGGAACGTTTGCAGATAGTGGGAGATTAGGCCAATTAGTATTAGCTTTACTTCCAGTACCAACATCCAAGAAGTCGTGAGCAGTCAAGCGAACTTGTGAGTACTGATAACGAATCTTGAAGTCCTGTCCATCGCCAGCTTCAATTGTCTTCTCGTCTGCCAACTGTAGTGTTGTGATACCTTTTGAATCAGTAGTAACTACACTAATGATCATGAACTCATTATCAATCTTAATAAGATCGTTAGGGTCAAGTCCTACATTTGATTGCTTAACACGTAAGGATGTCACAGCATCTGTAGCATCTTCAATTATTTCATCTTGTGAATCAATCTTAGCATTGTAGATTTTAATTGCATCGTTAGTGCTATGTCCTCCAGCAGATGTACCCTCTTGAGCACGTGTTGCTTCAACAGATGTTGCGGATGGGAATGATACAACCTTTAATAATTCAGTACCGATAGAAATGAATCCGTTAATGGTCATTCCAGTAACAGTTGAAACCTGCATGACTACAGGTGAAGAAGCACCTACTAGAACATCAGCAGATAGTGATGCATCAGCACCAGCAGTAGCGAATAATGCTATAGCACTTGTACCATCATGTGCAGCAGCACTAGTTCCTAATTGTGCTCTGCTAACTGTAAGAGAACCACGTCCATCTGGAGGACTGTAACTAGCGTTAGAGATAACGTATGAACCACTGTCATCGTTAACTCCATTGTCTACTAGTTCAACAGAACCACCTGATGCAGGAGCACTCTGTAGATCTGTAACAGTAAGAACAAATCCTTTCTGTCCTTGAACAGCGTCTGTATTGTTTACAAGAGTTGCGGAAACACCAGATGTTGCACCTGTAACTGTTTCACCCTGTGAGAAGGTTCCCTTAACTGGGAAGTAGTATAAGAATCCAGAACCATTTTGGTCGTTGATCAACTCACCAACAGCACCAGATGTGCCACCAACAAGTCTTTCTCCAATTGTAAGTGTTCCAACGATAGGATTGTTTACATCAATTGTAAGACGCTTACCTTTGACGTTACCATCAATAGTTGTCTCAGCAGAGTTGAATCCTCTAGCAATTGCACCGTACTTACCATAAGATGAGTTACCAGTAACAGCACGAATTCTACCACCACGTGTAGCAGTGTAAGAAATATGTGCGTAGTATGTGAATGATGATACAATCTCAGTTGCAGCACCGTTAGTAACGTAAATACCAACACCACCGTCTAGGACTTGAGTGAATGCGTCAAACACCATTGACTTGTAAGAAGGTGTTGATGAAGCATTGTAATGGTTGTGTACATTACCATCAAGTAGAATACCAACTGCTGCTCCAGAGAAGATTGTACAGTTCTGAATGTATGGTGATTTTTGGATAGATGAATTAGGATTGAATCTAAAGAACACACCCTTAATTGTGGCAGTGTCCATATCCTTATCATCGGAAGTAGATGGAATAAATCCACTCATTCCTTCAAACACTAACTCTTTAAGAGTAGTACTTGATCCAAGCAAGCACATTGTAGACTCAGCGTTAGTACGAGTATCTACACTCTGAATTGCAATTGATGCATCATTTGGAGTACCTGCTACATTACCAGCACCAATGGCAGTCGTAACAATAGATTTTAGTGTTGTAATTGCAGATTGAACTGTAGCACACTTAGGATCAGCAGTATCAGTAGTAATTGTAAGATCTCTTACTTGAGTTATTGAGTTTCCAGCAGAAGTACTAATGACATCATTACGCATAACGCCTATAGAAACCTCATCAATATAATCACATAACTTATCATCAATAGTATTATTTCCTGAAATTGCAGTACCACCAACTAATGCAGTAGCATAAGCATGAACTTTATCGTTACCACCATGTTTGACGTTAAATGCAATAGCATCAACTAATTCTTCAAGACGAGTCTTAACAGTTGCTTCTGTACCAGTCACAGCACCAATCAGTGCTACGTGACGATGATATGCTTCATGAGCAATAAATGATCTATTGGAATTAAGTAAATTACGAGCATCTGCATGTTTGTTATCTACAATATCAAGATACTTATCGTTTGCATCCCACTGACCACCAGTTAAGTTCATGATATGAACATTAGCATTGTAGTCTGAATCTAAAACCATAGCAGTTTTAGTTCCAGCAGCGTTGCTAACTGTATCACCAAATCTAATAGATGTTAAATTACTTCCAAGTCCAATCGCTTGCATATCTGAGTTACCAGAAGCAGGTTTGATGATAGAAGTTCTTAGGTTGTCTCCATAGATTGAAACAAACTCAGGAACAACAATTGGAAGTGTCTCTTCATATACACCTGACTTAACAAAGATTGTGATTGGGTTTGTTGCAGAAGGAGCGTCAGCACCTGTTAATGCACTAACAGTATCAGCAGCCTTTCTCAAAGAAGCAAAACCTCTAGAGATGCTTAGACCGTTATTAGTATCAGAACCATCCTTAGTAACATAGTAAACAGAATCTGTTACATTATTTTGCTCCCAGTTTGGAAGTAATGGATTACCACCAACTGTTAGAACCTGTCCACTTGCTGCTGCTTGCTCTGCTGCTGTACCTGTAGACCCTGCTGGTAGTGCAATCCTATTAACACCACTTGCTGCCTGATAGAGAAGGTCTCCAGTCTCTTGTAGAACCTGTGCAGCATTACCACCTTGTGCTAGGTAATTCCAATAGTTTCCGTTAGGATCTAGTTCAGGAGCATTACCAGCACCAGTAGTATTATCTGTTATACAAACATAAGAGTTTGAGTTTCTATTAACAACATCACCTTTCTGATAAACAGTTGCTGAATCCCATGCACCTGTCCAGTTAAGACCTTCAGTAATTAGAGTCCAGTTAGCAGTGGTTGTAGGAGCAACTCCAGTAGACGATAGTTTGTTTACATAAGAATTACCACCATAACGTACAACGTCACCTAAAGAGTATGCAACTGCTGGATCATATGCACCTTGAGCAGAGAAACCAGTTGTTAATACTTCCCAATTGGTTGTGTCTGCATTAGGAGATGTAGAAGAAGTGTGAGTACCTTTAGCAACGTAACTATATCCTCTAAAAGTTACAACATCACCTTTTTGATACTCTGTTCCAGTTACCCAACTATCTTCAAAATTCAGACCTTCTAAGTAAACTGTAAATTTAGTACTATCAAAAGTAGAACTAGATGTGTGACCTACAGTACAACGATATTGTGTATTTCCATACTTAACAACATCATTAATTTTATACCAATAGGATCCTGTCCATGCTCCTAAGTTAGAAACACCTTCACTTTGAAGATCCCAATTACTCAGATCTGATGAGTAAAATGTGCTCTCTGCTGATGAAGTGTGGTTGGTTGTACACACATATGTGTTGCCACCATACTTGACGATATCGTCAATAACGAAAGCAGTGGATCCAGCCCAATCGCCTCTCCACTTAAACTTTAGTCTACCGAGTCTAAAATCTGCCATTTTTTATAATTCCTACTTAGGTCCGTTAGTGTTGTGATCATAATCTTTATTTAGTCTTGCGACTAGGTAACCATCACTGTCAATGAAATAGGTTAACCTTCTAAAATCAAACCTGAACTGTTGATATTTATCATCAGAATCATTTGAATACTTTTTATCACCTGCATCAGCAAGGACATATTCTGTTCCTTGAAGAAAGTCAGGATACTCTTCACCATCTGTACGATGAAAGTCAAAAACTTCATCCTCTGTGGATCTTGCTTTTGTATAATGAAGCATACCGTCTTTATCTCTACGAAGAGCATGAACAGTAAAGTCATTTGAGTTTGCAACATTCTGTTCTTGTGTTGCAGTGCTTGCACTGAGATATAAACTCATGCTAAGATCCTCCAGTAAGTTCCGTCCCAAACCATCTGAACATAAAGTCCAGCAACATCTAATACAAAGGTTGGATCAACATTTCCAAATTTATTTAAAAATTGTTGACCACCACTTGTAGTTAAAGTAACATTATTTATAGCCCAAGTTGCTTTAAAGTCAGTCATTTCAAGCATGTCACCTACATGAGGTACAACCCCATTGGATTCATATGGCATATTTAATGTTAAAGCACCACCGCTTGTGTCAAGTAAATATTTAACACCACATGATATAGATCCGCTAGAATTAACGACTTCCCAACGTGCTCGTTGTAATTCAAAACCACCAACATCACTTCCATCATGTACAACAGCAGTTTTCTTTTCAGTATCAACTGTAATCTCTGCGTTTGCACCAGTAAAAATGGCGTGTTCTGAAGTTGTACCTTTTCTAAATTGTACCTGAGTGGTCATTAGTTGTACACATTATCTTCTTCAAGTATATTTATATTTTAGATAATCCAAACTTGTGCAAACGCTGGCTGGAAGAGTTGTACTTGTACAAGTGCATCACCTGAGATAGAGAAGCGACCACTACCATTATACGGAGCAAGTGCAAATGATTCATCAAGACT